ACTAAAGCTCTAGCATCAGGAGTACTTCCGTCTCTAGCTTCGTTTAAGCCAGTTACATCACGTATCATTTGAAGGTAGTAATTATATGTGTTTATTAAAGCAGATAACTTACTACCACCTGAACCACTTGTTATTTCCTGTATAGGAACTTTACCAGGATTCATATCACCTTCTTGGGTAAATGATCTACCTATAACGGAACCTGTCTGGAAGAACATATTTAACGCCTCCTGTGGGTTGTAGTTTGTACCATTACCTAAATCTACCTCAGCCAAACCATCTGCATCTAGATAAACCCCGTCAGGAACCATTCTAGATAGCACCTGTTGCAGTTTTAAATGAGTTAGTTGTATCATATCAGCAAAGCCAGTTATACGGCTTACAATTGATTCTATGCGACCCTTGTACATTCTGGGTGCAACTATACTGTAATTCATTTTTACTTTAGTAAAATCACTTTTAGGTCTTATCATGTTAGCTGCTAGCTTCCACTCTAAAGTCATTCCACCTAGTATTTTAACACCTTCATATAAAACCTCTACCGATCTAGATAGTTTTTCTATGCCATATTGTTCATATAATTCTGGTGGTGGATTAAACTCATCATCTTTAGGTATTAGCTTAGATGCTCCTGTCGATGTGTCTTTTACTTTGTAAACCTCATTAGTGTATGTTTTATAGTTGTAGTATAAAACCTGTACGGTATTACTATCGTCTTCACTATAATCTTGTAGATTCCTATCATATGAACTATTATTACTATATGACTGCCCCGCTATTTTATTAAGATCTTCATCTGTTAAACCTGGGAATTGTTTCTTCAATTCGTTTAAATGTACACTCTTAACCTCTCCAACATAATATAAGTCATCAAAATAAGGTGACTCTGTATAAGAGTAAACTACATTAACTGGATCAACATACTCAACTTTAACTCCTTCTGATTTAGAGAATCTATTTTTAATAGCACCTATACCTATAGTTGTCAAGTCATAATTACATCTTCTCTTTATTAAGTCGTATTTGTTTCCATTTAAAAGAACGTTTATTGCTTGTTCTTCAGCTAACTCAACACTTTGTTTATAAGTCAACTGCATGTGTAGATCTAGCTCTTCTTTGTTTTTAGGTAAAGTCTCTGGATCATTTTCAAATAAGCTAATACCGAAGTCAGCTTGAACCTGCTCGGTTAGTTGTCTAGTCTGCATATCACGCAGTATAGATTCCATATACTTAGTACGCTTATCTACACCAAAAGGATCTTGAGAGTAAGCTTTTATATCAAATGCTCTATCTGATATACCATTTGTTACTATATCTACAAACTTAGGAATAACAGGTACTGGTTTCCAATCTAGGTTTAAGTAAGACATATCACCATTTATAGATAATTCGTCTTTGTATTTTTGAACAGGTTGCTCTCCTCTAGAGTACAATCTTAGTCCATGGAAAGTATTTCTATTACTCTCAAATCTACTACCACTTCCTCCACTACCAGAAGTGAACCACTCACTCTCTATAGCTCTACCTATTAAGGTACCATATTTGAGTGATGCTTTCTCACGATCGCTAGCAATCTGGCTTGGAAAATAACTTGTTATTGGTAACTGAGCCATATTTATTGTTATATTATTTTAGAAAATGCACCATCATTAGTGTATCTTGCTATTTTTAAATCTAATTTAGGTCTTTGTATATTTTGATTAGGTCTATATAAGTTTCTGTTACAAGCCATTATAGCTAAACCAGAGCTAATAGCTGCATCAAACTTAGTTCGTTTATTTATATCAAAACCTGCCCAATCATTTAGTGTTTCCGTAAAGTACATGTCACCATATTGTCCATCTGATTTTAACCCAACGTTTTTATCTATATAAGTCTCTATAGCAGCTGCGTGAGCTTGCTTTATGTCTTCACTGGAGTTTGGCATTCCACCTAGTTCCTTCTCAGTTATAGACAACTTATTCCAAAGTTTATCAGGTCTATTCATAGAATAGCCTCTATAACCTCTTCTCTTAAAATGATACAGTAGCCTTGGTTTATTATTCTCACAAAGTATTGGCATGCCATAAAATACGCAGGCCATTAATACATCTTCAAAAAACACCTCAGCTGTCTGTGGTCTAGCTATGTATTGTAAAAAGAAAGTGTTAGGAGGAGCATCTTCCATGCTAAACTTGGTTAAACCATGTAAAGCTCCTTTAGAACCTCTACCGTCAGTTGTACCTGATATATCGTAGCTATCACACCCAAAAGCACCCATGTGTTCATTGCCTGGGAATTTAACTCCATTCTTCAATGTCTGACTATTTTGCAAGCTTGAATTTGGTATCCAAGAAACTTTAAACCTCCCATTTGGGTTTGGTGTAAAAACAACCCTAGAGTCTTTTATACCATTCTCCCACTGAAAACTACCAGTAGTTATAACGTTACTGTTTTTTAGATCTTCATTGTAATCAATTTGTTCGTATATCTTAACTAAATTAAACAAACTGTTTTTTGTCTCATCTCTAAACGCGTGCTCTTCTGTTCTAGGGAATTGCCTGTAGAATTCGTTTAAAGCATCTTGATCATTTCTTAAACCATCTGCTTCATTATTCCAGTTCTCTATAACACCCATTTCTATAACATCACCATATGTATCTAGAACTTCTTCAGTAGGTGTGTCAAAAACAGGGTGACCGTATTCATCTATAAAGCCTTCGTAATTCCATTCCATAGGTATAAACAAAGAGTACAATCCAGATGCTGTCTGTCCATTTCTGTTTCTATTAGATGTATCTGAGCTGTTGAATAACTTCTTGAAATTAGCACCTCCTTTATCTAAAGCATTTGATGTTGAACCCATCATACACTTACCTATAATTCTATTACCTAATCTTAGACAAGTTTTAGTAACTCGCCAGTTGTTTAATATGTTATCAGGTCTCTCCCATTTCCCACTCTCATCGTGTACTAATAGCTTTAGTTTTTCTCCATCGTAGGAGTTATCACCTGTGTTTTTCCAGTCAATCGTTGTGTCGAGACCTTCGAGTTTCTCTGCTCCTTGTTTTGATTGTATTGACTTTCTTGTAAGTCTAGAGGCTGGGATTCTGTATGCGAGCTCTGTCTTTGGACGGTCCATTCCGTCTTGTATTGGTTTAAAGAAGAATGGATAGTTAACCGATATTGGTACAACTTTGTCTGTAAACATCTTCTTTGCATCGGATCCAGATTTTGACAGTATTCCAAATCTAGCATCTGAAGATATTGTTGCTTGGTTAACAGTCTCGCCGGAAGCCATAAAAGAAAATCCAGATCGTCTGTTCTTGAGGTAGGACATTCCATAACATCTTTTGTCTGCTTTGCAAGCTTCCCAGAATATAAAGAATAATCTGTTTGCTTCTCTAAAGTCTGGTTTCCCAACATCAATCTTGGACCACTGCAGGTACATAAAGTGAGTACCAGTAATGTAAGTAGCCACGCTTTTATTATTAAACCAATGGCCTTCGTCTCTTCTTCTGAATTGTTCATCTATATATGGTTCCCATTTATTTTGAAAGTCTTCTGGATAATCTCTCCATTCGAATATACTCTCAACAGACTTGAGTTCTTTAGGATATTCTTCAGCCTTCCACTTGTTAGTAGATCTATCTATTTTAGCAGGTTCTTTTGGTAGAGCTATATTCAAGTTGTTTATACTGTATATCTCACCTATTTGACCAGTTTTACTTATAACAACTATATCATGTTCTTTGTTATAGCCATAAGACCACTTCTTAGACTTGTTCAGTCTGGATATGGTATTTTGCCTAACAGGTGTTACGATACTGTATAAGGTTTGCTTGTAGATCATTTATTCTTAGATCTTTTTTCTGCAAAACCAGTGAAGCTTTTTTCTTCAACCTGCTCCTTTGGCTTGTTATTTAATAAATCCTCTTCCTCCTGTATTCTACTCAATATTTCAAACGCATCAAATATAGCTAACTTCTTAGTAGCAGCTGCATTTTTTAGTTTGTCGGCTGTTAGATCGTCCCCAGAATCAACTATAGCTTCTTCAGCTACTTTTATTAATTCCTCCACCGCTTTCTGTCCAGCTAGGATTATATTCTTCTTCGTTTCCTGTACGTTCATATTTAATTGTTATTGAAGTGGTTGGTACTCTATATAATCTTTGAGCACCTATAATAAACTCATATTCAGAGCTTGGTCCAAATCCGATCAAGTCTCCCTCATGTAATCCATTTAATTTTGGATCTTTTAGTTTTAAAATACCAACTAGTGGTTTTTCAAAATTACTTGAAAACATTTTAGTTTCTTTTATTGGCTTAACTAGATTAAAGCCTTCACAAGCAAACCACCTAGGGCAGTTACAACTCTCATCTACTTTATCGTAAGCATATATCTGGTTTAACTGTACAATATACATACCATCACCATAATAACTCTTACTATTCTTTTCCTCTCCTCTTATGTCCCTGAAGCGTCTAAATACATTGTGATGCACTATAACCTTATCACCAACGCTTATACCTGTTTCATTCTTATACGGTTCGTACACTACCTCAGCTATCCTACTAACGTAGTTGTGGTTTTCTAACTCCGTATTTAATATCAATTCCTTACCATCAACAAATTTTCTATTGTTGTACCTACCATCAACTGGTTTTACAATAAAATCTAAATACCCTTTCATTAGTACTGTAGATCATATTCAACAGCAATAGACATTGTTTTGTAAAAGTCTTTCCAAGGCATTAATTCGTCAGCTTTTTTTATATAAACCGAAAACTTATTATCCTCCTCTATGATGTTCTCTATAATATGACCACCATACACTTCCTGTCCAACAGAGTAGTGCATGGCATCACTTTTATAGTCCCGACCAATACTAATCTTTCGTATTAGTCTCATCTTTCTCTATATCTTGAATTTCACCTGTATTTATATCTATATTCACAGACCCATATTTACTTTCCAGAATGTTTTTAGTACTTTCTAATTCTTTTAGCAATATAGAGAATTTAGATACAAGATCTATTTTGTGCGCTTCAACTCCACCGATTTGCATTTGTGCTTGATTCACATCATACATTGCTTCTTGCAATTCCTTGAGTTCCACGTCACTTATTTTCTTAGGTGTAGAGTCATTGTTAACTTCTTCGAACTCCGTGTAATCTTTTACTTTTTCCATTTTTACTTGATTTTATATAATTTATTATTATAGTTACATTATTACGTGAAAATAACCTTATTTAATAGTCTACTGGTCAACAGGTGGTACTTCTGCGCCTCTAGGCCAACCCATAAAACTATGTGCCGCTACATCCCCTGGGAACACTTCGTATGTTCCGAAATCAAGTAGATCGCTAGACATTACATCATACGCCCACCCTGGGTAATAAACTGGTGGTGTTATCTCGTGACCATCAGGATCGTAAGTCCCTGGTATCTCAACCACCTTACCAATGTTTACTACTGCTGCTGTTCCGTTTGTAAACTGCATGGTTGTTACACCCTCTTCGGTTACCTCTTGCCATACCCCTTTAGATATTAGCACATCTTTTCCTTGTTGTTCTGTATCAAATACAGTCTTATAAATTTGCATCATGTTGTTAGTTTTATTAGTTCTGCATCTGATA